CGATGTCTTTGGTGTGACCGCAGGTGTGTTGGATGTAACATCTAATTTGATTAAAGATGTTGCAGACAAGACTGGCACAGATGCAACTTCACCAGAAGAGGAATAGAGTAAGATCGCCAAGGAAGGCACTTATCAACCTGTATAAATAAGATGCATACAGAGGACATATTATGGCACTTACAGAAAATAAAAACTTCTTGCAACCTACCGGATTCCGTGTTGTCATCGAACGAGAAAACTATGGTAACTTAGAGTTCTTTGCGCAGTCGGTACAACATCCAGGCTCTACAGTGGGTGCTGCTGTTATGGCTAATCCAAGACTTTCGGGTGGATTACCTGTTCCCGGCGACTCTATTGATTATGGTGAATTAACGTTGACACTAATACTAGACGAAGACTTAACCGCATACAAAGAAATGCAGAAGTGGTTGGAGGGTTCCGTATATGGAGAAGGAGATCCATACCACGATATTCGAGTCATTGTGTTAACTAGTCATAATAACTTCTGTGCACAAATACTATATAAAAACTGCATTCCTACATCATTGGGGTCAGTTGAGCTAGCATCAACAACTGGTGATGTCACCTATGTTAACTTTGATGCGGGATTCAGATTTAGTGAATTTGTTCTGTCATGAGCCTCAAGAAATACTCAATTAAGAATGCGGGTGTTTTGAGTATTCTCGAAGACTTCCGGTATACTTACCGTGAACTATATCAACCGGAGGAAACCAATCGATGCATGTTTCCAGAGATGGAGGGTATGGCGGATCACTATACTGGTGAAGATGAAATGTGGAGAATCATCGACATGGGAGAAGACCATGACGGTGCCGCATCCACTTCGGTATGTTATCCTATCAAACCCGACCACTATAAGGGTACACACCCAGAAGAGTACGCAAAGACTTGGCATAATTTAAATGCGTCTTTGACCGAAGAACTGGGTGTACAACATAGTGCCCTTTCCACGCTATACCCACCCCAAGGGTTTATCGGTTGGCATAATAATGCAAACGCCTCCGCATATAACCTCATCTTTACTTGGTCAGAAAGAGGAGATGGGTGGTTTAAATATGTAGACCCAAAGACCCAAGAAGTTATCACTGTTCAGGACGAACAAGGTTGGAATCTAAAGGCGGGACACTTTGGCGCATATGGTTCTGGTGATGTGGTCTACCATGCCGCAAGGACCAACTGTTACAGGATGACCTTGAGTTATGTGCTAGGTCATGACGAAGATTATTGGCAAGATTGTGTTGACTTTATAACGACTTAGTGTTATACTATATACCTTATATGATTAAGGTTTCTATATGATTGATTTGGAGAGTGTCCTATCCGAATGGGATGAGGACAGTAATATACCGCAACACCAGTTAGATGAGGTGTCGCGGCAGACACCTAAGTTACATGCAAAGTACTTACAGTATCTTGCTCTTGCAAAATTGCAATTGAAACGTGCTGAGAACAACCAGAAAACATTATTGAAAGATAAGTGGTTGTACTATAATGGGAAGATGGACGAACAGACTCTTCGTGAGAAGGGTTGGGACTTAGACCCATTTGGTGGACTACGAATATTGAAAGGTGAGATGGATTACTACTACGATAGTGACCCAGAAATTCAGAAGTCTGAGGAAAAGGTTTTATACCATAAGACTCTGATAGATACCTTGGTGCAAATTGTTGACACTTTGAAGTGGAGACACCAGACCATCAAGAACATGATTGATTGGAGAAAGTTCGAAGCCGGTGGATAATAAGATTCGTATACGGATGAAAGACCATTCACACTTTATGGTGGAGGCACATCCAGCTCAAGAAAATGAATTGAGGGAGTACTTCTCCTTCTTTGTACCTGGCTACAAGTTTATGCCAGCGTACAAGTCTAGGCACTGGGACGGTAAAGTAAAACTTTACAATATGGTGTCTAAGCAAATGAATGTAGGTTTATATCAACACCTACGTCGTTTTTGTGCGGATCGTTTTTATCAACTTGAGATACTCGAACATGAAATCTATGGAATACCGTCGTTTAGAGACGACATCGATCACCCTGCTCTGGTTGAGTTTTTATCTGTTCTTGATGCTCCCTTCAAGCCTAGGGACTATCAGTACAGAGCTATTTCTCACGGAGTTGAGCATCGACGCTGTATACTACTTAGTCCTACTGGTAGCGGGAAATCATTTATCATTTATAACTTGCTTCGGTACTGCTATGAGGTCACTGACGGAAAACTTCTGGTTGTAGTCCCTACTACTTCCCTAGTGGAACAGATGTACAAAGACTTCGCAGACTATGGGTACGATGTCGATGAATTCTGCCATAAGATCTACTCTGGTAAAGAAAAGGTCACGGATAAGCGTGTCATAATTTCTACATGGCAATCAATTTACAAATTCGGTAAAGAATGGTTCGAGCAATTCGACACCATCTTTGGTGATGAAGTACATCTTTTCAAAGCAAAGTCTCTCACCACCATGATGGACAAATGCATCAATGCCAAATACAGATTTGGTCTCACAGGTACTCTCGATGGTACCGAAACAAACAAACTGGTCCTAGAAGGACTATTTGGTCCAACCTTTACCGTTACCCGCACGGTAGAACTTCAAAAGTCAAAAGAACTGGCAGAGTTGGATATCTCAATTCTCTTGTTGCGTTACCACAATGATATATGCAACATGATGAAAGACAAGAAGTATCAAGATGAACTTGATTACATTGTCACATATGAACCTCGTAATAAATTTATCAGTAAGATTGCGTTGGATCAAAAGGGCAATACCTTAGTGATGTTTCAGTTTGTAGAGAAACACGGAAAGGTGTTGTATGAAATGATCAAAGGACTTTCACCAGAAGGACGCAAAGTATTCTATGTGTCGGGTGAGGTGGATGCCACTGATCGTGAACAGATACGAGGTATCGTAGAAAAAGAAAATGACGCTATTATTGTTGCCTCTCTTGGCACTTTCAGCACTGGCATCAACATCCGCAACTTGCATAATATTGTATTTGCGACTCCATCGAAATCACAAGTTAAAGTACTTCAATCGATTGGTCGTGGCCTGCGCCAGTCTGATGATGGTAGGACTACTAAGCTTATTGATATCGCTGACGATCTTCATGTCAAATCTCATAAGAATTTTACTTTGAAACATAGTGCCGAAAGGATTAAGATATATACTAAAGAAGGGTTTAAATATAAGATTTACCCTATTGACCTAAAACCTATAAGAGTAGAAGATAATGAAGATGAGTTCTTCAGTTAAACATTTGAAATTAATAACAGGTGAGGAACTTATCTGTGAAGTATTAGATGAAGCCCCAGAGTCTATTGTAGTTAATAACGCAATGAGTTTGATGCAGAACACACTGAAGAATGGTGAAAAATTCTTCACGTTTAAGACATACATGGTATATCAAGATACTCCAACCAATTGTATTTTAATATTTACTGATAAAATTATGTCTCTTGCGGTTCCTGCTAAAGAAATGGTTCAACAGTACCGAACTGCTATTAAGGAACTTGCTCATTATCTTGAAGAAGAAGAGTTCAAGTCTTTAGAAAATGATTTTGATGAAGAACCTAAATCATTAGATGATTGGTTAGATGAAATGAAGGAAGAATCAACCGAAGACGAAGAATTGGACTCCGATGTCGACGGAATGTTGATGAATTAATCTGCTATATTACCCGGCGGGGACAAGCTAGATTATACACTATAAAATGAGATATGTCAAGGGCAAGTGAGAAATTAATGGTAATTGGATTTACATGTTCGTCATTCGACCTTCTTCATGCGGGTCATGTCGCTATGTTACGAGATGCGAAAGCACACTGTGACTATCTCATATGTGGATTACAAGTAGACCCCTCATTAGACCGATCTTTTAAAAACCCCCCTGTACAATCTATTGTCGAGCGATACACTCAGTTGAATGCTGTGGGCTATGTTGATGAAATCATCCCTTATGTAACTGAACAAGACTTAGAAGATATTCTTGCCATGTACCAAATAGACTTGCGTATCATGGGTGAAGAGTATCGAGATTTAGATTTTACAGGAAAGGATATTTGTCGTAAACGCGGCATACAGTTATACTTCAATGAAAGGTCTCATAGGTTCTCATCTAGCGACCTAAGAAATAGAGTAGTTGATAGTAACCGATTGACAGACCAGTAATATTTTGGTATAATACGTACTAAATTAAACGAGTTATATATTATGAAGCCTAAAGAAAAACCGCACTACGTAAGTAACAAAGACTTCTCAAATGCAGTTGTCGAATATTGTACCACTGTAAAAGAAGCAAAAGAAAACGGTAAGGATCATCCTGTAGTAACTAATTATATTGCTACATGTTTTCTAAAGATCGCAGAAGGCCTTTCTCACAGAGCAAACTTTGTCCGATATACTTATCGGGAAGAGATGGTTATGGATGCTGTCGAGAATTGTCTCAAAGCAATTGAGAATTATGACATCGAAGCAGCTACCCGATCCGGTAAACCTAATGCATTTTCATACTTCACACAGATATCATGGTATGCTTTTCTTCGGAGAATCCAAAAAGAAAAGAAACAACAAGACATCAAAATGAAGTATATTGCTGAAGCAGATATCAGCGCATTCATGGATGGTGACAATGAGGATGGTGTATATCAGCAACAATCATCTCCCTTTGTTGACACTCTCAGACAACGCATTGATGTAGTAAAGAGTGCAGACTCAGAATTCAAAGAATACGTGAAAGAAGAAAAGCAAAGAAAGAAACGTGCTGTATACGTAGACTCAGACCTATCGGACTTTATAGAATGATGTGGACTTATGAGTGCAAAGCAGGAACCTACAAAGAGGATTCCCTATTTTGTTTGCTGTGGACTATCTTCACACACCGACTACACCACCTCATAAAAGACGGAAGATTTTCAGATTAAACTTGACAGACACCTTTTTTTGTAGTATAATAGTCGTCATATAAATTGAGTTGAGTCATTTATGAAAATAGCAATACTTAACGACACCCACTGCGGATGTCGTAATTCTTCGGATATCTTTATGGATTACCAAGAACGCTTCTACAGTGAGGTGTTCTTTCCTTATTTGAAACAAAATGGTATTACTCAGATTTTACATCTGGGTGACTACTATGATAACCGTAAGACTATCAACCTCAAAGCGTTGAACCACAACCGCCAGATATTCTTGGATAAACTCCGTGAGTATAATATTCACATGGATATCATTCCTGGCAACCACGACGTTTATTTCAAAAACACTATCGAGTTGAACTCTCTCAAGGAGTTGATGGGTCACTATATCAATGAGGTGGACATTCTCATGGACCCTATTGTGCGTGATTATGGCGGTGTCAAGTTTGGTCTTGTCCCTTGGATATGCCCTGAGAATGAGAAAGAGTGCTTGAAGTTCCTAGAGAATTGTGGTGCAGATGTCATTGGTGGTCACTTCGAACTCGCAGGGTTTGAAATGGACAAGGGTTTAGTATGTAAAGAGGGTATGGACCCTAAACCTCTACAGCGGTTCGAGACCGTGCTGTCTGGACACTTCCACACTAAGTCAAGTAAAGGTAACATCCATTATCTTGGCGCACAGATGGAATTCTTCTGGAACGATGCACATGATAGAAAGTTCTTCCATGTCTTTGATACAGAGACTCGTGAGATGATGCCTATTCAGAACACGGTCACACTGTTTCATAAGATTTATTATGATGAGAACACCATTAATTTCTTCGAGGACCTCTCATATCTAGATGGTAAGTTTGTCAAATTGATTGTGTCTAATCGTTCAGATATGCAGAAGTTTGAAAGATATGTCGAGAGAATCCAGCGACAGAAGATTCATGAGCTCAAGATTGCCGAAGATTTTAAAGAATTTCGTGGTGAAAATGTCTCAGATGAGGATTTAAGGGTTGACGACACGGAAACTTTAATCTATAATTACATACAAGAGGTCGAGACTGATTTAGATAAGGAAAGAATCACCGACGTAGTATCTGAACTAATGATTGAAGCACAGGCGGTAGAAATTGCATGATTAAATTTGAAACCCTACGTTGGAAGAACTTTCTTTCGACGGGTGATTATTATAATGATATAAACTTCCTAGACAGCTCTACCAATCTTATTGTTGGTGAAAACGGTGCAGGGAAGTCTACAATGCTTGACGCGTTGTCGTTTGCATTGTTTGGTAAGGCTCACCGTAAGATCACCAAGAACCAATTAGTTAACACGATCAATAACAAAGGATGTGTTACTGAAGTAACCTTTGTTGTAAATGGTATACAGTACCGTGTAGTGCGGGGAATCAAACCCGCCAAGTTTGAAATCTGGAAAGATGGTACTATGATCGACCAGAGTTCACACGCAAGAGAATATCAAGAGATTCTTGAGAAGAACGTCCTACAGATGTCTCACAAGAGTTTTCACCAAATTGTTGTTCTCGGCTCGTCGTCTTTTGTCCCGTTCATGCAACTCAACTCAACCTCTCGGCGTGACGTGATAGAAGACCTTCTTGATATTAACATATTTTCCAAAATGAATGTGATACTCAAGGAGAAAATCTCTCTCCTCAAAAGCGAGCTCGAGGGCAACAACCATTCTATTGAGATGATCAAAACTAAGATAAATTCACAGAAGAAGTACATCCGTGATTTAACTGCAATCAACACTCAGCATCGTAAAGATAAAGAGGGAGATATCGCAGAGCTCCAGTCAGAGATCGCGGAACTCAATGAACTGAATGTTACTTTATCTGAGACTGTCAATAATTTGATGCCTACCATTACAGATAACTTATGCAGTATTCGTGCCAATAAGAGTAAGTTGGATGAGTATTATGCACAGTTTAAGTCACAGGTAAAGTCTGTGGTTAAAGAGGCAAAGTTCTTTGATGATAATGAGGTATGTCCTACGTGCGACCAAGACATTGCAGAAGACTTGCGAAAGAATAAGAAGGATGCTGCGACCTCTAAGGCGAAAGAACTAAAGTCTGCAATGGATAAGGCAGAGGAACAACAGAAACAGTACCAGACAGAGATAACGACCCTAGAGGAACAGATGTCTAGCTGTCTTGCAGATCAGAATACTTTAAACAATAACAATCAGACTATTAGTCGTCTGCAACGATCTATCGGTAAGATACAACAAGACTTGCAAGATATGACTAACAGCGACGGTGATATGGGCCAGGCAAATACAGATCTAACAATGCTGGATTCCGAATTACACGGACTGACAGATGATAAGTTTGTTCTGAATGAGAAATCATCGTATAACCGCATTGCAAGTGAGTTACTACGAGACACTGGAATCAAGACTAAAATCATTCGACAGTACGTGCCGGTCATCAATGAGTTGACCAACAAGTACTTACAGATTCTAGATTTCTTTGTCCACTTTGAGTTGGACGATAGTTTTAGTGAGACCATCCGGTCACGTTACCGCGACACGTTCTCGTACGATTCTTTCTCCGAAGGTGAGAAACAACGTATAGATTTGTCTCTACTATTTACTTGGCGACAAATAGCCAAGATGAAAAATTCGGTATCTACTAATCTGTTGATACTAGATGAAACGTTCGACTCTTCGTTGGACGGTGAAGGTGTTGATAACCTTATGAAGATTATTGACACGTTGAAAGAAGACACTAATGTCTTTGTTATTTCTCACAAGACTGAACTGGAAGATGCTCACTTCGAACGCAAGTTGTCGTTTGTCAAGGACAAGAATTTCAGCAGAATGCGAGAAAGTACTTGACAGACGCGTCAAAATATTATATAATGTGTAACATATTAACTGAGGAATCAATCAATGGAACTATCTAACCGAACGGTCGAGATCTTGAGAAACTTTTCGACTATTAACCCAAACATCGTAGTCAATGGCGGCAACGTTCTCAAGACTATGTCTATTGCAAAAAACATTGTCTCCCGTGCTGAGATCGATGAGAGCTTCCCGAATACGTTCGGTATTTATGACCTCTCTGAGTTCTTGTCAGTATTGACATTGGTAGATCGCCCATCAATTACTTTTGGTGAAAGCTTCTGTACCGTATCTGACGGCAGTGGTTTATCATCGGTGAAATACTTCTACTCCGACCCTGAGATGCTCTCTGCACCTAAGAAAGATATCGTCATGCCTGAGTGTGAAGTCAAATTCTTACTCACTAATGAAACCCTAAGTAAGATCAAACGTGCATCATCTGCGCTCGGTTATGAAAATATCTCGATTCGTCCATCCGGAAACTCTATTGAAGTTACGGTTGTGGATACAGAAGATTCTACGTCTAACTCATTCTCTGTGTTAGTTGAAGGTCAATTCCCTGAAGGTGCTGATTTCAACTTCATCATGGGTGTGAATAACATGAAGTTGTTGGGTGAAGATTATGAGGTTTCTATTTCAACTAAATTGATCTCACACTTCAGATCCATTAATTCTAGCACGCAATACTTTATTGCGCTTGAAAAGTCATCTACTTACGGAGCATAACATGACTGAAGATCAAAAAAACTTAAACGACCTTTCTAACCGCGTATCACGTTCCTGTGTCGCGGTTGTAGATACCGTTGTGACTCGTGGTGGTTTCAAAGGTGAAGAACTTACTACTATTGGACAGCTACGCGACCAAGCAATTCAGGTTGTGGCTCTTTATGAGAAGGTAGCAAAAGCATTTGCTGAAGAAGAAGTAGCAGCTGCCGCAGAGACTTCTAAATCTAAGAAAAAGTAAATCCCCCTTTTCGGTCTTTTGAATCATTATGTCTTTACCCTGAGATGCGATTCGAACTGATTAAACACTATATAATGAATTATTTGATTCAAAAGGCCGACCCTTATGAAATGGTACGATAGAGAAGTTGCGAGAGAAACCCTTATACACGTTTCTTTAGGAACTTTAATAAACTACCCACTAAATATTTTCTTCACTTGGTTGGTGATTGTCCAGTGGGGAAATACAGATCCTATAGTTTTATCCACAACACTTACAGCGGGTATTTCAGTCGTGGCCTTCACGCGGATATACATAGTACGTACACTTACAGAAAAACGTAAGAAACGAATGCTCGGATAGCTCAGTTGGTAGAGCAGCTGACTTGTAATCAGCAGGTCGCAGGTTCGACTCCTGTTCCGAGCTCCATTCTTGGAGAGCACTGTGAAATTTACTACTAAAATATCTGACACTTTAGCCAGATCTCAAACTGCATTCTTTCGCTTTTTTGCGGACACATTCTTCGGTCAACGGTACGGTCATCGTGCACTTGTTTTAGAAACAGTTGCAGGGGTTCCCGGCATGGTCGGAGGAATGCTTACCCACCTAGTGAGCCTTCGTCGATTGGAACGCGGGAACGGCCATAAGATACAAGAGCTTCTAGACGAAGCAACCAACGAAAGAAAACATCTAATGTTCTTTATGGAAGTGGTCCATCCATCTATACTAGAACGTATAATAATCATCATCGCACAATTTATCTTCTGGCATTACTATCTGGTGCTATACATGTTGTTTCCCAAGACAGCGCATCGTATGACAGGATACTTCGAAGATGAGGCAGTACGTAGTTATACCACTTATCTGGAACTTATTGAGTCAGGTGAGATTGAGAACGTCCCTGCGCCACAGATTGCGATTGAGTACTACGGACTACTATCCGATGCAAGATTGTCTGATATGATAAAATATGTTCGACAAGATGAAATGCGTCACGCCAAAGTGAACCATAGATACGCTGAATAGTGATCAATGGGGCGTTATTTATTATAAATAATTGTCTACAGATGGTTTACATGAGGGGGGATTTTGTAGTATAATATCCCCCTATTGAAAGTTAATTTATATTATGGAGTTGTAATGAGCAATGAGTTTTTATGGGTTGAAAAGTATCGTCCGAAGAAAGTTTCCGAAACAATTCTTCCGGAAGATTTAAAACAAACATTTCAGAACATTGTGGATGGTGGTGAAATCCTCAACATGATGTTCACCGGCACGGCCGGTACTGGTAAGACCACAGTCGCACGTGCGATATGTGAGGAACTAGACCTAGACTATATCGTCATCAATGGGTCGGAAGAAGGCAACATCGACACACTGCGAGGTAAGATCAAACAGTTCGCATCGTCCGTGTCTTTGTCCGGTGGTTACAAGGTTGTCATCCTAGATGAGGCAGATTATCTAAACCCCCAATCGACGCAACCTGCTCTCCGTGGGTTCATCGAAGAGTTCTCGAAGAATTGTCGTTTCATTATGACGTGTAACTTTGAGAACAAGATTATTGAACCGTTACACTCAAGGTGTTCAAAGTACGCCTTCAATTTCAACAAGAAAACTATGACCTCGCTATGTGGTGGGTTCATGCAGCGTCTCCAAGGAATCTTGCAAGAGGAGGGTGTGGAGTACGATAACAACGTGGTGGCAAACGTCATCATGAAACATGCACCAGATTGGAGACGCGTACTGAATGAGTGTCAGAGAGGATCAATCTCTGGAACGCTCAATGTCCCTAATAGCGTGAGTGCGGATATCTCAGATACTTACACCCAGCTATTCAGTGCGATTCGTGACAAGAACTTCAAGAAGATGAGGACGTGGGTAGTCAATAATATAGACGTTGATCCGGCGTCAATCTTCCGTAGCATTTATGATAAAATGTATGACCACGTCGCACCAAACAGTATTCCCCAGTTGGTTCTTATCCTCGCGGATTACCAGTACAAGAATGCGTTTGTTGCTGACCACGAACTGAATCTAGTCGCATGTATGACCGAAGTTATGGCGAACGTGGAGATTAAAGCGTGAGTCCATTTGACTTCCTAAATAGTATCAACACCTCTAAAATTAACTTGGTAGATAAAGATCCGGAGTGCGTAAAAAAATACAATGGTTTCCTAGTTAATAGATCTCTGTCATACTTTCCGGACACGGTTTTTTTGTCCAACGAAATGAATAGATTACATCACTTAGATGGTAAGATGCAGTACGACTTTCTTATAAATATTGTAAGGAAAAAGAAACGATTCTCTAAATGGGATAAACCTGATGAAAGGGCTGACATGGAATGTATCAAGGAATATTTTGGTTACAGTGAACAGAAGGCAAAGCAAGTCATAGGGCTCTTAACGGAATCACAAATAAAAACTATCAAACAAAAGGTTACCAAAGGTGGAAGAGAATAATCTCGTTCAGTGGAATTCTGATATGATGTTGGAAATCAGTCTATCAGAACCAGATGACTTCCTAAAAGTCAGAGAAACATTAACGCGTATAGGGGTTGCTTCGCGTAGAGACAACACCTTATATCAATCGTGCCATATCTTGCATAAGCAGGGTAGGTACTTCATCGTCCATTTCAAGGAGTTGTTTTTACTGGACGGCAAAAAATCAAATCTAGAAGTGTCTGATATTGAAAGACGCAATACGATCGCAACACTATTGCAAGATTGGGGCCTAGTCGCAATAGTCAATAAAGAGGTTGCTCGTGACTGTGCTCCTATGAGACAGATAAAGATAATCTCATATAAGGACAAGTCTGAATGGACACTGCAACCAAAATATAACATTGGGAATAGCTGATGTCAAATACTTGTTATGATATATTTGAAGATCGCGAAGAGAATATTCGCACCAAGACTCCGTTCGTAGGCAAACTTCCGTTTGATATGAAAGAGACTTACAATTGGAACGAGTTCATGCAAATGATGGACTCGCATCCAAATGACCTATACGACAGAAACTCAGATAAGATGCGTATAGGTTTGAACAACTTCCATACTCGTGGTAGTTCACCAGAGTTTGCGAAGAACATCTATACAGAGTTACAAGATGTGTTCACGCTGCACCAGAACAAAATCACTAACATTGCGTTTAGTGGTTTTGGTCGTGCAAGTGGTTCTTATCCATGGCACAAAGATGCTATGGATGTGTTCTTAGTTCAGGTTATTAGTACTGTCGGTCTAAAGGTGGAAGGCATAAACGATAATGAACCGTTTGACTTTGAGCCGGGTATGTATGTTTACTTACCTCGTTCAACTCATCACCAAGTATTCCCTAGAGAATCTCGTGTATCCTTTTCAT